CTCCGGATGATGTCTATAAATTAGCAGGTCTAGGCTGTACTGATCGTGAAATAGCCACTTGGTTTTCAATGGATGAAAACACCCTTAGATACAATTTTAGCGATATATTAGCAAAAGGTAGAGAAGATCTAAAGCAGGCATTGAGACAGGCCATGTTGAAGAATGCTCTAGGTGGCAATGCTGTCATGCAGATCTGGTTATCTAAGAATTATCTAGGCATGAGCGACAATGGTCTACAGTCAGAAGACAAGCAGCCTTTACCATGGACGGATGACAAATAATGGCCACTACCAATGAGCGTGTATCAGTACTAGAAACCAAAGTTGATGGTATTCGTGATGATCTTACCGAATTACGCAAGGAAAACCGTGAAGATCATGCTGTCGTAATGGCCAAGCTAGACAATCTACGTGATCTTAAGAATTATGTACTGGGTGCATGTGGTCTAGCTGGTGTGGTTATTGTATGGATTGTGGCACACATTGACTGGCACCAAATATTAGCCAATGCCATTAAGTAAAGCACAACAGACCATAGTCGATGATCCTGCACGATTTCGTGTGGTCATAGCTGGACGACGATTTGGTAAAACACACCTAAGTATCCGTGAACTTTGCTATCATGCCAAGGAACCCAATAGGGATGTTTGGTACGTGACAGCGTCATATAGACAAGCCAAGCAGATTGTATGGAAGAAGCTGAAATATCGCTTGCTTGATCTACGCTGGGCTGACAAGATTAACGAATCAGAACTGACCATAACGCTTAGAAATGGATCAACAATCAGCCTAAAAGGTGCTGACAATGCTGATAGTCTACGTGGTGTGGGCTTGGACTTTATTGTACTTGATGAGTTTGCTGACATTGATCCAGAAGCTTGGTATGAAGTTTTACGCCCTACCTTATCCGACAAGATGGGCAAGGCCCTATTCATCGGCACTCCCAAAGGCATTGGCAATTGGGCGCATGACCTCTACATGATGCCCGTAGAACAGCCCTCAAATTGGAGCAGTTTTCAATATACCACTATCGATGGTGGACAGGTCAAGCCAGAAGAAATTGAATCCGCTAAAAGGGATCTTGATGAGCGCACATTCCGTCAAGAGTTTCTGGCCACATTTGAGACCTATGCAGGGCGCATCTATTACGCTTTTGATCGTAAGCAGAATGTCCGCCAGATAAACCTAACAGACCCCACAGGCCCATTCAAGGACATTCGACAACAGATCCTACATGTGGGCATTGACTTTAACTTCAATCCCATGAGTTGCTGTGTGGCTGTTAGAGCTGGAGATAACCTGTATGTCATCGATGAAATCAGAATATTTGGATCAAATACACAAGAACTCTGTGAGGAAATCAAATCAAGATATTCCACAGCCAAGATTTTCGCGTACCCCGATCCTGCTGGGCGGCAAAATAAAACCTCAGCCGGTGGTCAAACCGACATTACCATCCTACAAAACGCCGGCTTTGTTGTTAAGGCGCCCTATAGACATACCCCCGTCAAAGACAGAATAAACGCGGTCAACAGTCGTTTGTGTGATTCAACCAGTATTCACCACCTGTTTTTTGATCCCAAGTGTAAATATACGATCGAGGGTCTAGAAAGGCAAACATATAAGGAAGGCACTAGTCAACCTGACAAGGATGGTGGCTGGGATCATATGAATGATGCACTAGGTTACATGGTTGATTACCTATTTCCAGTTAACCGTGACACTAGTCACATTGAACAACCAACAACTTGGGGGCATAAGACCAATGCTAGCCCAGGTTTTAGCGCACAGAAGAAATTCTATTAAGGACACGAATAATGCCAACAAATACCGGAGTAGGTGCAAGTAAACAGTACGAAGCTTTACTGGGCACCCATGAACAATACCAAAACCTAAATGCTCGCTGGAGATTCTTATTAAACAGTTTCTTAGGTGGCGAAATCTATCGTCAAGGGCAGTATCTAACACGCTATGCCAATGAATCAGAGATGGACTACATTACCCGCATGTGGACCACACCATTAGATAACCATGCCAAAGGCGTACTAAGTGTTTACAACGCATTTCTATTCCGTAATCCTCCACAGCGTGACTTTGCATCAATGGAAGGTGACCCAGTGTTACAGGACTTTCTTGATGATGCCAATTATGAAGGACAGTCATTTGACTCATTCATGAAAGATGTGTCAATCTATTCGGGCGTGTTTGGGCATGTTTGGGTTGTATTGGTCAAGCCCAATGTAGGCGCTACCACACTGGCTGATGAAATGACCATTGGTGCTCGCCCATATGTGTCAATGGTAACTCCACTTTCAGCACTGGATTGGGAATGGACTCGTCAAACAGCTGGCAACTATGAGTTGACCTACTTCAAATACATGGAAGATTCAGATCGTAGCCATATATTCACTATCAAAGAATGGCACACTGATCGTATCATTACATCAATCGTCAACAAAGCAGATCAAATGATCACCAGCCAAATAGAAGAAGTCAATGGCTTGGGCTATATTCCAATTACCATCTGCTACTCACAGCGTTCAGCCAAGCGTGGTGTAGGCGTGTCAGAGATTGATGATATTGCTGATATTCAACGTGCCATCTATAATGAATATAGTGAAATAGAACAGACAATCCGTATTAGTGGGCATCCCTCACTGGTAAAAACCAGTGATACAGAAGCTGTTGCTGGCGCTGGCGCTATTGTGCAGATTCCAGATGGTCTAGATCCAGGATTGAAGCCTTATCTGCTACAGCCTACAGGACAAAATGTACAAAGCATATACGAAAGTATAGGCAAGCGTGTTGAGGCTATTGACCGCATGGCCAACTTGGGTAGTGCCCGTGCTATCAGCCAAAAGGCCATGAGTGGTGTTGCTATGGAAACTGAATTCCAAATGCTTAATGCACGTCTAAGCGACAAAGCAGACAACCTAGAACTATGTGAAGAAAACATTTGGTACTACTTCTCAGCTTATCAAGGCCGTACCTGGGATGGATCCATTGAATATCCTGATTCATTCCACCTACAGGACAAGAAGAATGACACTGATGTACTGGTCACTGCCCGCAATACTGTCACTAACCCAGAATTCCAGCGCATGTTGGACTATGAGATCATGGAAACAGTCTTAGGCAAAGAACAATTGGACATTTACCTAACAGATCCAATGCAATATCAAGACCCACAACCAGTGCCAGCAGGAACTCCCAATGAGATTCAGCAGGCAGCACAGGGCATAACACAACAAGGAACAACATTATGAGTAAACTATCTGATCAAATGAAAGTAGTCTGGGCTAATAATTTTACCCTCTACACCAAGGCACACGGATTCCATGTCAATGTAGTTGACTGTGAATTCTTCATGTGGCATCAACTATTTGAAAAAGTCTATACAGAACTACAAGAACAAATTGACACCATTGCTGAAGGCATCCGTACACTACATGAAGTGGTTCCATTTAGCCTACCCCGTATACAACAATTAAGTCAAGTTCAAGATGAAAAGCAAGTGCCTGATGAGTCAGATATGGTCACCATACTCTACGCTGATCTAGAAACTGTCAAAATGGCCGCTTATGACGCATTTGACATGTGTCAGAAAGAGCGTTGCTATGGTCTACAGAATATCCTAGCTGATTACCTACAGTCAGTTGAGAAACTCTGCTGGATGATTGGCGCTAGCATGGAATCACCAGAAGAGCAGGCTTTTGAAGACAAGATTGGAGAGCCGGAAACCAAACCGGTTAAAATGTAATGAAAAAGACAAAGAAACCTAAACCACCAAAGAGATATTAATATGCCAATAATGAAAACAACAATGCCTGGCGCCAGCAAAAAGACGGGCTATAAGTTTGGGACGCATGGTCATGTGTATCCAACTCGTGCAGGTGCAATCAAACAGATGAAGGCCATGTATGCCAATGGTTATACAGGGTCAAAAGTACATACTGGCGCCAAACACGGGCATAAGTAACTGATAATTTAGTCGGGTGGCTAAATAAAATACAATTAACACTCCTTAAGTGGAGGCAAAGGATCAACGATGGACCTAAAACAAGCATCGGCAACAAACACCGCAACTGACGCGGGTCTAGGAGACGAAGGACAGGCACAAGAGAAGTTTTATAGTCAGAAAGAATTTGACGACGCCATGGCTAAAACCCGTGCTGCCGTTGAACGC